AGAACGGATGGGGTTCTTGTGGAACCCCTGTTGGAAAACAACGTGCGAGTCAACTCGCAAAAGGTGAACCCATTTCATTCGATACAATCAAAAGAATGTATTCATATCTTTCGAGACATAGAGTTGATTTGGTACGTTCTAAGACATATGAAGATGGTTGTGGTAAACTCATGTACGACGCATGGGGTGGTCGTGAAGCACTATCTTGGTCCGAACGTAAAATCAAACAGATTGAACAGAAGATGGGTTATGACGTTAGTTCATTATCTCCATGGTCACAAACAACAGGAACAACTGAAACGTTCGAAAAACCTTGTTGGGATGGATACATCATGGTTGGGACCAAAATTGTGAATGGACGTGAAGTTCCAAATTGTGTTCCTGAACGTGAAGGATTATCCTTATCAGAAATCGATGGATGTGGTTGTGGATGTTGGGATGATGGAACATATCCTTTTCCAAAAGATGAACTTTATTTTGGGGAGACGATGATAAATGGAATGCCTGTCTTTGAAAGTATTGAGGAAGCAACCAAATACGCAGAGACAATAGGTTGTGAAGGTACACATATTCATACAATTGATGGTAAGGAGTATTATATGCCTTGTGAGACACATCCTGAACAGATGTGTGGTTGTGGTTACAATGATACAACCATAGAAGAGATACCTTATTCATTTAGTGAAGAAGATATCAATACGGATGATTATGATGAGGAGGACTATCAAGTCCTCCTCGCATTCAAACAACTCGCAGAGGTTGATTATGAAAAGTTCGAAGCAGTTGTTCTTGGAATGAACGGAAGAACGGAACAAGAAGTATATAGAAGAAATCATACAACACCAAAAACATATTTCAGATATGAAAGAGTTCTCACAGGACAACCTGATAGAGAATTCTGTACTTCAATTGAAGGTAGATATTTCACAAGACCTGAGATAGATTTACTTAGAGATGTAAATCGTGATTTTGGTCACAAGAGAGAACCATATTCAAAGTGGTTGTATAAGGGTGGACCGAATTGTGTACATGCGTGGAGGAAATTCTTATTCCAAGGTAGAGATAAAGTTGACCAAGGATTCGCAGAAGGTAAAGCAGGTATTCCCCCAAAGTCAATGGAAAACCAAGGATATTATTCTGAGGAAACAAAACGTAAATCAGAACAAGCATACATTATCTCCCAACAAAATATGTCAAAACAAAAACAACTTGAGTTCAAAGTTGATGGGGAAAAGAGAATGATTTATTCTCCTGCGATGAAACCTGGAATCCTTATCCCAAGGATTGATGAGGTTACAAAGGAAAGATATTTCGTTACGTTCAAACCACAAACCATTGAAAGAATGGCACAACGTTATATGATTGAAAAGAGAAGTGGTGGTGGACATACAAACTATGAACATTCTCAGACAAAGTTCAACGATGTATACCTCGTTGAATCTTGGATTGTAGATGGTGACCAAGACAAAGCATATTCCCTCGGTTATACAAAAGAACAAGTCCCAAAGGGGACTTGGATGGTTGGATTCCGTTGTGATTCTGACGAAGTTTGGAATATGGTTAAAGAAGGAGAAATAAAAGGTATATCAATAGAAGGAAATTTTGAATATTCGTTTAGTAAGATAAACGAAGATGATGTTCTATTAGATGAAATAAAAAAAATATTGGAGAACTATAATAAATGACGCCAGTGTTTGTTTTTTACTATTGAAGCAATTGTTTTTTGAGTTAGATTAAATTTTCTGGCTAAAGGTCTTTGACCAAAAGTTGTATCTCCTTTGATGTAATTTTTTCTTATCCAAAGAACATCATCATCTTTCAATTTACTGTCCGACCTAGACTGACCTACACCTTTTTTTAATACTAATACTCTATGTTGTTGATTGTGGCTTCTGTCTGACCATTCCAAATTTACAATTCTACAATCGGTTTTGATACCGTTTTTATGATTTACTTCTGGTAAATTATTTGGATTATCCAAATAAATTTCTGCTAATATACGGTGTAATCTTTTTCTATTTGGGATACCGTGGATACACATTGTGATATAACAATAACCACACGAGATTTGAGGTTTTAATTTTCTACCATTTCTATAAGCATTTCCATCTTCATCAAAATAATATGGAGTATTTCTGTAATTTTTCATACCTCAATAATAATTTTATTCTTCAACAAATTCAACTAATATTTATTGTATAATATCATAAACATCATAAATCAAATTCAGTAATATGAACGCAACACAAGCGATTGATAAAATCGTAAAATTACTCGGATTGAAATTCAAAAACGAAAAGTTCTTTACAACAGTTTTAGAGGACGGTCAAACAGAAGTTACCAACAACGAAGATGGTGAACTAATGGTGGGTCAGACTCTTTATGTTATAGGGGATTCGACGTTGACCCCTGCACCAACGGGTGAACACAAAACAAGAGAAGGTATTGTTGTCACAGTAGACGAAGAATCTACGATAACAAAACTTGAGGTTTTGGGTGCGTCGGTTGAAGTGGAAACGGAGGAGTCCGATGAGGAATCTCAACAAGGACTTGCCTTCACGGAAGCAAAGGACAGTCAAGGTCAGATTTTGGAATCACCAACCTTTGATGTTGGAGAGAAAGTGGAAGTCGTAGGTCCTGATGGAACGAAGACACCCGCACCAAATGGTGAACACCAAGTGGTTCTCAAAGACACAAGTGGTAATGAAAACAAAATCAGAATTCAAACCGTAGATGGAGTTATTGTTCAAAGAGAGAATGTTGAGGAAATGAGAAAGTATAAAATGGAAAAGTATCCATGGGAAGAATGCATTGCTGACCAAGTCAAACAATATGGTGACGAAGAAATCGCTAAGAAAGTTTGTGGGGCAATCAAAGCAGGTAATTTCATGGAGATGCCAGGTGCTCCTGATATGGACATCGAAATGGCAAAACAAGAACTTGTCCGTTCAGTATTCTCATCTCAATTCTCTGACGAAATAACAAACATCAAAGAAGGAATAACAGAACTTCTTGCTGTGGTAAACACAATGAATGGAAAATTCAAAACAGACATTTCTGAAATCAGAGATGAGTTTAATAAATTCAAGAACTCACCTGAGAGAAAACCTGTTGAGAAGAAAACAGATTTCAAAGAATCATTTGATGACTTTAGAACAGAATTTTTGAAATCACTTAGAAACTAATAAACAAAAAACAAAATAAACAACAAATATGAAAAAGATAGGTAACGAAAAATTTTCGTACAATTTATCAAACCTCAGTCCTTGGATTGACGAAAACGCAACAGACATGTTGATTAAAAGCATCCTCGGCGAAGTTTTACCACGCTACGCAACAATCCGTCCAAATATTAAAGGGACACAGCAAGTGGGCTGGTTAGAAAATGATGTCATCTTCCAAGATGGTTCATGTGGATTCTCTCCAACAGGTGATACAACCATAAACCAAGTTACAATTCAGACTTGCAATAAGAAGGTCAACCAAAGTCTTTGCGCGTATGACCTTTACGATTACTTCCTTTCTCAAAGACTGTCTAACTCGAATTTCCAAGAGACAGTTCCATTCGAAGAACTTATCATGACTGATATTTCTAACAGAATTGCTGATTCAATCGAAAAGCAACTTTGGAGAAACACAACCGCTACAGGTGGTACTGAATACAACAATCAGTGTTTCGATGGTGCTCTCTCACTAATCACTTCAGGTAACGGAGCAACTCAATTGGCATACACTGCAGCAACTTCAACAAATGGTTTAACTGTATTCTCAACTTACTACGAGTCAATTCCTGCGAACGTTCTTCACAGAAACGACTTAGTAATGTTCTGTTCTTACGGTGACTATCGTGGGTTGGTTGCGAGTATGAGAAATTCTTCGTACATCAACTTGTTTGCATTTGACGACGCACGTGCAGCACAAGGTCAAGAATGGTCTGTGATGTTACCGGGAACAAATGTAAGGGTAATACCAACACAGGGTCTCGATGGTCAATCAGCGGTAGTTGTAGGTCCGTCCTCATATTTCATGGTCGGAATGAACGCAACTGAAAATGGAGGTTTGGAGATTAAAGGGATGTACGACCCATATGAAGATATCGTAAAAATCTTCGCACGTATGGTATATGGTCTTGGAGTATTCTCTGTAGATTCATTCGTACTTGCTAAAAACTAATAAACCATAAAATTAAAACTAATACACTATGTCATGTTATATTGACCAAGGATACTCTCTCGATTGTAGAAATGCATCGATTGGAGGTATTAAAGAATTATGGATATTAGGTGATAGTGGTCATACAATTTCAGGATTCACCACCAACGCATCTGATGAAATCACAGGTTTCTCAGGTAGTGGTACGTGGTACAATTTCGAACTTGTAAAACAATCTTCTTCTTTCACAGAAGAAATATTGGTGAACGATGTCGCACAATCCGTAACATTCCAACCTTCAGTGGTAATATCCTTACCAAAACTCAATCAAACTCTTAGAAATCTATTCTTTGACTTGGTTAAACAAAATGAACTCTATATAATCGTCCTTGATAACAACGAACGTTTCTGGGCGGTTGACTGGTCGAATGGTGGACTCGTATCCGCAGGTTCGATGCAAGTTGGGCAGAACTATAATGATTTGAACGGCATTACCGTTACAATCACAGGTGGTGAACCCAATCCATCAAGAGAGATTGCTGTAACAACAACTCTCGGAGCAATTGCTACAGGATTCACAGTTCAATAATAATACAAATGAGAGGACAATGGTCCTCTCATTTCTTTGCCTTAAAGAATTTCATGTCTCAATTAAATTGGAAGGGGAGACCCTATAGACCCATCGGTGGTACAGGATTTATCAAGGTTTACAAACCTGATATCAATGAATTATTGAAACCCCTATCTCAAAAGAAGGGATTGGGTAGTGCGATTCTCACGGGGAACGCAATCAACCCAAATAATCAACCTACATCTCAACCTGTTGTAACACCGAGTCCCACTCCGAGTGTTACTGTGACTTCAACACCCACGGTAACTCCCACCAATACTCCTTCGGTGACACCGACGGAACCTTATGACATTTATTTGTTCGAGGAATGTGGAAATCCTTCAAATCAATTTAGATTTGAAAATGTTGTTGGGTTATTGAACGTTGGGGAGGTTTATTATATTTCAGGTGGTACAGGTTCTTGTGAATGGAGTGCGACCACTTCTGAGTGGTCCGCAACGACATCGACTTGGGATTCTTGTTC